AGAGGTGATTTCCGCAGAACAACTTCATCAAATCCTGGTCTTCATGGTTATGCCTATAAGTCCAATGACCCTGCCGTAAAGGCAAAGCAGGCAGCAAGAGGAGCACAAAGAGGTGTCCTCACACCCAACGAGAAAAAGGAACTCAATAGAGAGGCATATGCCGCATACGAGTTTGTAGCATCATATCTTCTTGAAAATAACTTTGCAACAACAGTTAATGACGCAAATGTGATTATCAACAATATGAGTGAGGGTTGGTTCGATCAAATTATGGAAGGTTGATATAATATTACAATTTATTAAGCACCTTGACAGGTGCTTTTTTTATGACTATAATCACTCTGTTAGGGTTGAAGATAAGTTATATCTATAAATACTTTGAATATTATTAAAGACCCGAATGAGTTATGATAATCCTTGGTTATATCAAGGAAAAGTTTTTGAGACAGAAGATATTCAAGAGAATTTTGGATTTGTTTATTTGATAAGTTGCGAAGAAACTCAAAGGAAATATTTGGGAAGAAAATACTTTTGGTCTTTTAGAACACCGAAAGGAAAGAAAAGAAAAGTAAAACAAGAAAGTGATTGGAAAAATTATTATGGTTCTTGTCCTGAATTAAAAGAAGATATAAAGAAACATGGAAAGGATAAGTTCCAAAGAACTATAGTATCTCTTCATAAGACATTAGGTAAAACAAACTATGAAGAGACGAGGCAATTATTTTTAAACAACGTCCTGACCGAAGCACTTGACAGTGGGACTCCTGCGTATTACAATTCAAATGTCATGAACCGATATTTCAGGAAGGATTACTTTAATGCAACTTCATATCAAAAAAATCTGCAATAATACGATACAACAACATATTAATCGTATGTGCGATTTATGTGAAGAGGGTAGAGCAAGAGATGCGGAATGTATCTATAGTGAAATCCGTGATTGGGTAATTCAAAAAGAAAATCTTGAAGTATTATCACTCGATTATATTAATGGTTATTTTGTGGATTTTTAATCAATTCTAAATACTGTGATATTATGAGATTTATTATGAGTCTGTGACGTGACACTTAGAGCCGTGGAAGGTGCCTCCCGAGAGGGTTGGTATACCCCCCTTTTATACGGATGCCGAATTCTATTAAACTAAATGCTTAAAAACCTAACAAATGTAACCGTAGCAATTTTGGGTGCGGTTGCAACATCAGCGGCAACACTGCCAGCACCGAGTATGGCAACATCTTCAGTAGTACAACCATTTTCAATTGTTCCTGAAGCGCCTACTCAAGAGACAGAGACCAAAGAGGTTGTTCCCGAGAAACCTAAAGTTAAACGATTAGTTTGTAAAGGATGTAATACTAATGAAACGAAGACTGTAGAATTCTTACAGAAACGTGGAATTACTGACAAAAACGCCATAGCAACCATTATGGGCAATATCCGACAAGAATCTACCTTCACACCTAATATTTGTGAGGGTGGTGCTAGAACTTCCTATCCTAATTGTGGTGGGGGGTATGGTCTTATCCAATGGACTAATGCTCCTCGTTTTTATGGACTAGGAAGACACGCTGCCCGTATTGGTGCTAATCCTTCCTCACTGGATGCACAACTTGACTATATGCTGCACGAAGGTGATTGGAAGATGATTGAGAACCAAATGAAAACACCTGGTGGGTCCATTACTCACTACATGCGTCTTGCAAGTAAGTGGATTCGTTGGGGTCATCATGGGGCAAGAACTGACTTTGCTTATAACTATGCAAATAAATTAGTTCTTGTTGAAGTCTGAAAATACATACAACTTAATAAATACTGAGGAGTTCTATACTCCTCTTTTTTTATGTTTAATTTCAATTTTGGCAAGAAGAAACCTGATATTAAACAATATGCAATTATAGGAGTTGTATTGACCTCCATTATTGCAGCACTCTCCCAATGCTCTGGAATATCCACAAATACTTTATGGGACTTATTGGATGAAATGCAAAGAAAATATTTCCCACAAACTATTCTTAATGAGTTAATCATCAAAGACCCAGAGAAACTTGACCGAAGAATTGAGAGGGATGTTGATAGTGCAATTGATGAGTATTGGAGAAAAACTAGAGAAAAACCCGTAGAGATTCCTGCTCCAATATTTTCAGAGAAACCTGTAGATGAATCTGTATGCTATACGGATGAATGTAAGTCTTTAGGTGGAGAAATGCGTTTATGTGCCCCTTGGATTGACGATTGCCTTAATGAGTGATATGATCAATATGTGCGTAATTGATGTATTGGTAACATTCCTCTCTTCTAAGAAGAACTCCTCGGTTCAAATCCGTGTATCCAATCTCGCCCGAACTCTATCGGGACCGTACAAAAAAATGCTTGACAAATTCCAAGTATTGCTCCAAACTAAATACGTTCAAGAAATCCTGTAAGATTTCTTAACACTTGTCGTTTAATTAAAACACATTTATGAATTTTCTTAAAAAACTAATGCTCGTGCCTGTTGCACTGGGTCTTATTGCTCCTGCGGTGAATGCTGCAGAACTCAATACTGAGGATGTCAATAAGTATGCCTCGGCACAACAAGTCACAAGCGTTACCCAATTTACTGATGTCCAACCTACTGATTGGGCATATCAGGCACTTAGCAATCTTGTAGAGCGTTATGGTTGCGTAGCAGGTTATCCTAATGGCACCTTTGTGGGTCGTCAGGCAATGACTCGTTATGAAGCTGCTGCTCTTTTGAATGCTTGCCTAGATCGTGTAACTGAAACTACCGATGAACTTAAAAAACTTCTTGCTGAGTTTGATGCAGAACTTACTGTTATCACTGCTCGTGTAGATGGTCTTGAGAACCGTGTTGGAAACTTGGAAGCAACACAATTCTCTACCACTACCAAACTCAAAGGTGAAGTAAACTTTATTCTTGGTGGCGTTCCCGGTCTTGAAACTAACAAACGTGTTGATGTAGGTAATACTGCATTTAACTATGATGTTCGTCTGAACTTTGATACCTCGTTCACTGGTAAGGACTTGCTCCGTACTCGTCTGCGTTCTGGTAACTTCAGTTCTGATCCTTTTGGTTCCAGTTCTTCACTATTCAAACTTGATAAGGCAGAATCTTATGCCGACCAAGTTGTGATTGACCGTCTGTATTATCAGTTCCCAGTTGGTAAGAGTGTAACTTTAACTGCTGGTCCTCTGGTTCGTAACACAGAGATGGCATGGGTTCCTTCTGCTTATAAGTCGGAAATCCTTGACTTCTTCCAACTTGGTGGTGCCTCTGGTGTCTATAACAAGGCAACTGGTGCTGGTTTTGGTGCTCAATGGAAGCAACAAGTTCCAAAAGGTCAGGGAGGGTTCCTTGCTGGTCTGAACTATGTCTCTCAAGATGGTGATAACACTGAAACTGGTGTCTTCAATTCCGATAGTGGATTGAACTTCCTAGCACAAGTTGGTTATCGTGCTCCTCAGTGGGGTGCTGCGGTTGCTTACCGTTATGGTACTGAAGGCAGTCGTGTCCGCACCTTTAATGCCCTTGGAGGAGGGTCTGGTGCTCTTGCCACAGGTCAGGAAAGCAATAGCATTGCTCTGAATGCTTACTGGCAACCTTCTCAGAGTGGATTCGTTCCTTCTATCTCAGTTGGTTATGGATATAATGATGTAGATGGCAAAGGTTCTAAAACTGGTGCCACCGATTCTGATTCTTGGTTCGTTGGACTTCAGTGGTCTGATGTATTTGCTCAAGGTAATACTGCTGGTGTTGCCGTTGGTCAACCCGGTAATTCTGACTTCATTGGTGATGATGCCACGATGCTTGAAGTCTTCTATAAGTATCAAGTTTCGGACAACATCAGCATCACTCCTGCTATCTTCTATGTAAGCAACAACCAACGATTCCAAAATGAATCGTCTTGGGGTGGAGTGGTTCAGACCAAGTTCACCTTCTGATAACCTCCAAGGTTGAAATATCATTTATCCCCCTTGCGGGGGATTTTGTCTTTCTTTTTATTTTATAAATACTTGAAACAGTATTAGTATAATGGAAAAATTGTTTAAACTCATAAGTGATGCTCAGGCGTCACTTTTTTTGCTATTTCAAAAAACCTGGGTTTACCATTGGCACATTGTTGGATCTGACTTTAAGCAAATTCATGATCTATTTGGAGAGCAATATGGGGCAATTCAAGAAGAAGTTGATCGTGTATCAGAACATATGAGATTTTTGAGTATTAAACCTATTAGTTCTTTATCTAGAGTTGTAGAAGTATCTGGAGTTGGAGAAGCAAAAACTAATATTTCCGAAATGGAGATGATTGAAGATTTACTTGAAGGTCATAAAAAAATTATAGATATGTTAGGTGAAGTTGCTGAAGAAGCAGAAGCACAAAAGTCAAGAGGAACTGTCAATCTTGTTGATGATTTAAACGAAGCACATGGCAAGTTCGTTTGGATGCTGAGATCTTTTCTTGAATAAAAATTAATGTTATAATTGAAATACTTGACGAATTAAAACGGATGAATTAAAATGTTAAAGATTAGATGTAAAATGTGCAACAAAGAGTTGCACTCGCACCCAACACAGACTAAGTGCTGTGGATGCGACAATTTAACCACAGTAAAAGATGATAAAATTACTGCATTAGATTTGACTTTGGTGGAATTAATATCAAAACCAGATCAAAAAAATAATTCATCTTCTCTTTTTACAAGAGAAGATCTTGCATATCAAGAAGCAAGAAGAAACCGTAAAATTAGAAAAATGGAGTTTGAAATTAAATGAGTTGGGAAACCCCAAAGCTTTCAAAAAATGATATTGAATTACTTACTGTATCATTGGATGATTATATTTTTTATGCTAAACAAGATGGTGGACCAGACACAAAAGATGTGGAACGTCTTTTGATTAGATTGGAAGATCATTTAGATAAATTTTGATTTTTAATAGTTGTATTGACAGATATTCTAATACCTGATAAAATATTTTATATTGATTTTTGAAATGGAAAAGTTTACAGTTGAAGAATTTCAAACAGACTTTGATAATCTACTAGAAAGAGTGGATAATGGAGAGTCTTTTATTATAACCAGTGAAGAAAAGGAAGTAGTCATAATGCCAGCAAAGGATTATGAGTACATAGTTTATGGTGATGATGTAGAAGAATACGATAACTTTATCCGAATACACACGGATCACGAAGAGGGTTGTTGATTTTATGCGAGTGAGACTTGGTAGTCAGAGGAGCCTTATAAACTCTTTCCGCCAGATTAGCGGCTTTGACCTGGTTCGAATCCAGGCACTCGTATTAGTCACGGAGAGACTTTAAAAGTACTGGTGGAGTCAATTATGACCCTCTTAGGTTTACAATTTCCTTAAAAAATTGTTGGGGAAAGATATAGGAAAGAAGAGTTGTATAAACTCTCCTTTTTTGGTATAATACATAATACATACACTAACAAATTGATTTATGAGTCAATATATTAAAAAAGCACTTGTTCTTGGTGCTGGTGGCTTTATTGGAAGTCACATGGTTAAAAGACTACGTTCCGAAGGATATTGGGTTCGTGGTGTAGATCTTAAGAGACCTGAGTATTCTCCTACTGAAGCAAATGAATTTGTTCAGGGAGATCTTCGTGATATAGATTTTGTTCGTCGTGTTCTTGAATATAAAGGAGATAGAGGTAACTTCTACAATTCAGTTCCTTATCGTTATATTCAATCATTTGATGAAATCTATCAGTTTGCTGCTGATATGGGTGGAGCAGGATTTGTTTTCACTGGTGAGAATGATGCAGATATTATGCATAATTCAGTTACAATTAATCTCAACGTCCTTGAGATGCAACATCAGATGAATGAAAGGATTGGTGTTAATAAGACCAAGATCTTCTATTCTGGGTCTGCATGTATGTATCCAGAGCACAATCAACTTGATCCTGATAATCCTGACTGCCGTGAAGAATCCGCTTATCCTGCTGCACCAGACTCTGAATATGGATGGGAAAAACTTTTTTCGGAACGTCTTTACTTTGCCTATCATAGGAATCATGGCATACCTGTTAGGGTATCTCGTTATCATAATATCTTTGGCCCCGAAGGAACATGGGAAGGTGGACGCGAGAAAGCACCAGCAGCAATTTGTCGTAAAGTAGCATATCTTCCAGAAGACGGTGGTACGATTGAAGTCTGGGGTGATGGTTTGCAGACTCGTTCATTCCTTTATATTGATGAGTGTATTGAAGCAACTCGTCGTATGATGGATTCTGATTTCATTGGACCAGTAAATATTGGTTCAGAGGAAATGGTAACTATCAATCAACTTGTAGAAACTGCTGCAAAAGTTGCTGGAAAGAAAGTAGAAAAGAACCATATTGATGGACCTCTTGGGGTTCGTGGACGTAATTCTAATAATGACGTAGTTCGTAGAGAACTTGGTTGGGATTATTCACAATCTCTTGAAGAAGGTATTCGCAAAACATATGAATGGATTGGTGGGCAAATTAAAAAATGAAAATTACAATTTTAGGATCCAGTGGGCAGATCGGTGCCTATCTTTCGGAATATCTTCGCAGTAAAGGTCACGTAGTTATTGATTTTGATAAGGTGGAAACTCTTAATCATGATATGACTGTTATTCCCAATCAATATCTTGAAAATGCAATTGAGACTGCAGACTTTGTATTCTTCCTTGCATTTGATGTGGGTGGATCACGTTATCTTAAAAAGTACCAACATACTTTCCAGTTTATTAATAACAATATTCGTTTGATGGCAAATGCCTTTGGTCTTCTTCAAAAGTATAATAAGAGATTTATTTTTGCCTCATCTCAAATGAGTAATATGAGTTACTCTCCATACGGAGTTCTTAAGAACGTTGGTGAACTGTATACCAAATCACTCAATGGACTGATCGTTAAATTCTGGAATGTTTATGGTATTGAAAAAGATTATGATAAGTCACATGCGATCACAGACTTTATTCGCAAAGGATTTGAGACTGGTGTAATTGATATGCTTACAGATGGTCAAGAAGAACGTGAGTTTCTTTATGCAGAAGATTGTTGCGATGCACTTGAAATCATTATGGATAATTATACTGATTTTACATCAGAAGATGAATTGCATATTACCAGTTTCCATTCTACAAAAATCATTGATATTGCCAATATAATTATGGGACAATTTAATTTGATTGGTAAATATGATGTTAAACTGCAACCATCTATTGAAAAAGATAATGTTCAAATGGATAAAAGGAATGTTGCTGATCCTTATATTATGAAGTGGTGGATGCCAAAAACAAGCATTGAACAAGGAATATCAAAAGTCTTTAAAGATATGGAGAAAAATTATGTCTAATATTATTGAACTTCAAAATTTTATTAACGAACCTCATTGTGATTTGGGAGAAAATTCTTGGATTCTTTTAGATCTCGTTAAAACTATGAATAATGCAAGATTTATGGATCTTGGTGTTAGGTTTGGTCCTTCTTCTGCGATTCTTTCTTATGAATCAAAAGAAAGAAATAATCAAGTTTGTGGATGTGATTTGATGTTTGATGTATTTAGTCAAATGGGTGCTCGTTTTGTAAATGAAAATTATCTTTGTTACCAAGCGGATAGTGTAACTTTAGGAAAAAATTGGGATGAAGATCCATTCGATATTATATTTGTAGATACTATCCATTTTAGAGAACAAGTTCTTTGTGAATTATATTTTTGGTCAAACCATATTAAAGAAAATGGATATTTTGTATTTCATGATTCTCATTGGGAACCTGGATCGGCAGAAACTCATGGTGGAATTAAATATGGCCGTGTTGAAGAAGCAATTATGGAATTTTTTATGTTAGATGAAATGATTGATTTTGAAAATGAAGATTTGATTGTAAAATGTTATCCAAAAAGTTATGGTATGACTTTTGTTCAAATTAAAAATTTATCATTTTTTGATAAATGCAAAAAAAATATTAAATGGGATGAAATTTTTTCTGCAAGAAATACCGTAAATAATCTTTACTTCAATAAAGAAAATACTAATTTTATTGATTGGGGTCAAGATATTGATTTAATTGAAAATGAATTAGAAATTTTAGCAGAATAAATTTAATGTTAGCATTTAATCAAATTGGTAATTTGGGTAGACTGGGAAACCAAATGTTTGAATATGCGGCAGTAAGAGGTATTGCCGATCATCATGGATATAATTGGTGCATTCCTCCCTTTCATAAAACTGGTATTGAAAACTATAGTCTTCATAATTGTTTTAAATTGGAATCTGTAAAAGATAATAATCTCTCTTATCATGAAGATTTGAATTATGTTCAAGAAAGATTTTTTCATTTTGATGAGGAACTGTTTAATCAATGTCCAGATAATGTAAGTCTTCATGGATTCTATCAATCCGAAAAATATTTCAAACATATTTCAGATGAAATTCGCAAAGATTTTACATTTCATGATGAGCATCTAGAACCATGCAAAGAGATGATGCAATCTCTGGAAGGACAGGAACCTATTATGCTTCATGTTCGTCGTGGTGATCCAAATCTTGTTGATCCTCGTGGATTTAAATGGGCATATGTAAATTGTTCTGATCAACATCCTGTTCAACCAGTAGAATATTACGAAAAAGCACTTTCTGAATTTGATGATACTCAACCAGTAATTGTTTTTTCTGATTCTCCAGAATGGGTAAAGGAACAAGAATTTTTTTCTAGTGATAGATTTCTTATTTCTGAACCAGTTGATAAATATGCAGATGGTTCTTATACTCCATATGCTGACTTATGCTTGATGTCTTTGTGTTCTCATGCTATAATTGCTAATAGTAGTATGAGTTGGTGGGGTGCTTGGTTAATTGAAAATCCCAACAAAAAAGTCATTGCTCCTCAAATGTGGTTTGGTTCTGCATATGCAGACAAAGAAACTAAAGACCTATATTGTTCAAATTGGAAAATAATATGAAAATTTTTGTAACAGGATGCGCTGGATTGCTTGGTGCTAATTATGGTCGTCACCTTATTTCTAATGGTCATGAAGTAATTGGTATTGATGATTTATCTGGAGGATATAAAGCATTTATTCCAAAGGCAGAAAATTTTACTTTTGTTAAATTTAATCTTGAAAGAAGAAAAAAAGTTGTAGAACTTTTTGAAGAGCACAAACCTGATGTTCTTTTGCACTTTGCTGCATATGCTGCAGAAGGACTTTCTCCTTTTATTCGTAATTTTAACTATAGAAATAATCTTATTTGCTCTGCAAATTTGATTAATGAGTGTATTACTCATAATACTAAAATGATATTTACGTCCAGTATGGCTGTTTATGGAGAACAAGAACCTCCATTTACAGAAGATAAAAAACCTCAACCAATTGATCCATATGGTATTGCCAAATATGCCGTAGAGTGTGATCTTAAACTTGCTCATGAACAGTTTGGGCTTCGGTATAATATTGTTCGTCCTCATAATGTTCTTGGTGTTTATCAAAACATTTGGGATAAGTATCGTAATGTGATTGGTATTTTTATTCGTAAAACATTAAATGGAGAACCAATTTTAGTTTATGGTGATGGGGAACAAACCAGAGCATTTTCTGATATCAAATATTATATGGAACCATTTGACAAACTTCTTACTAATTGTGATGGAGAAACTTTTAATATTGGTGCTGACAAATATTTCACTCTAAACGAAGTTGCAGATACAGTTCAAAAAATAGGTAAAAAGTATGGTTATGATGTTCCAATTGAACATGGCGAACCAAGGCATGAAGTAAAACATGCATATTGTGATCATACAAAAGCAAAAACAATTCTTCAATTTGAAGATAATACTAATCTTGAAGAACTCATTGATAGTATGTTTGTTTGGGCAATGAAACAACCAAATAGAAAAGTTAAAACTATGGATTATGAAGTCACAAAAGATATTTACGATTATTGGAAAAAATGAAAACTGTAGGTATTATTGGAAATGGGTTTGTGGGAAATGCAATCTATCAAAATTTTAAAGATAGGATTTCTACAAAAGTTTTTGATGTTTTTCCAGAAAAAACATTAAATTCATACGATGAGGTACTTTCTTGTGATGTAATTTTTGTTTGTCTTCCTACACCAATGATGGAAGATGGAACTTGTGACACTTCTTATATTTTTAATTTTTTTAATGAAGTTCCAAATAACATATCTGGATTATTTGTAATTAAATCTACAGTACCTATTGGCACAACAGATCAACTTTGCAGTTTGAGACTTGATCTTAAAATTTTACATAATCCAGAATTTCTCACTGCAGAAAATGCAAAAAATGATTTTTTGCATTGTAATAGAAATGTAGTTGGAGGAGATTATTCTTACGCAAAACAGTTTGGGGAATTTCTTTATGATATTTTTCCAGAGTGGAATGATACTCCTTTATACATAGTTCAATCTAAAGAATCAGAAACAATTAAATATTTTTCAAATTCTTTTTTGGCATTAAAAATTGCGTATTTTAATAATCTTTATGAAACTTGTAATAGTTTCAATATTAATTACGATAAAGTTAAAGATGCAATTGTAAAGGATGATAGAATTGGAACTCATCACACTAAAGTTCCTGGACCAGATGGTAAATTGGGATTTGGTGGTTATTGTTTTCCCAAAGACATTAACGCACTTATTCACACATTAAATGAAAATAATATTAATTCTGAATTGCTACAAGCAGCTTGGGATTATAATAAAAAAATAAGAGGTATTTATGACTGAAGAATTTATTTTTCCCGATTGTAATCGGTATTTTAAAAAAGATTTGGAAAAACTCCGATATAAATTTTCGGGTGTAGAAAATATTGAGAATAATTATTCTCAAGCATTTCAAGATATGTTTGCTCTCAGTATTCTTGATGGAAAAAAAGATGGAACATATGTTGAGATTGGTGGTGACCATGGTGTAATTATTAGCAATACGTATCTTTTGGAAACTCAATTTAATTGGAATGGAGTTTCTTTTGAAATTGATCCAGAAAAAGTAAATGGATATAATTCAATACGTGAAAATAAATGTATTTGTGCGGATGCTTTGACTTTTGATTATACAAAATTATTTGAAGAAAAAAAATTTCCAAAACAAATTGATTATCTTCAAGTAGATATTGAACCTGCTTGGCAGACATTAAATGCTCTTAAAGCACTTCCTCTTGATGAGTATAGATTTTCTGTGATTACATATGAAACTGATTCTTATAAAGATGGTCCAGATGCAGGTGAAGAGGCTATGGAAATACTTTTATCTCTTGGATATCAACTTGTAGTTAGAAATGTAGCAAATTTGAATAATCCCTATGAAGATTGGTATGTTGATCCACAAGTAGTAAATCCAGAAATTGTTGAGAAATTTATAAATTCTAGTAGAATTTCAAAAGAAAGTACAAAATGTATCTTTGCAATTTAAAAAATGTTAATTAGTTTTTCTTCGTTAGTCCATAAGTATAAAATTGATGTTAGTGGTGTAATTCATATCGGAGGTCATATTGGACAAGAACTTCCAAGTTACAAAAATTCAAATGTAGAAAATATTTTAATATTTGAACCACAAAAAGGTCCATTTGAAAAACTTTCTAAAGTTGCAAATGAACTTAATTTTGAAAATATTATTTTAGTAAATAAAGCATTGGGTAATAGTAATAAAAATATTGAAATGATCTGCAATGAAGATGGACTTTGTAGTTCTATTTTAAAACCAAAAATTGTTTTAACCCAATATCCTGATATTAAATTTGACAGGACAGAAGAAGTTGAAATGATTACTCTTGATTCGTATTTTGCAATTAATGAAAACCATACTTATAATTTTATTAATATGGATACGCAAGGATATGAATTGGAAGTTCTTAAGGGTGCTTTAAAAACTTTAGAAAAAATTGATGCAGTTTATACCGAAGTAAACAATGCTGAAGTTTATGAAAATAATGCTCTCATTCAAGAGATTGATGAATTTTTATCTTCTTATGATTTAGTTAGAGTTGAAACTGACTGGATGGGTGGAACTTGGGGTGACGCATTTTATATTAATCAAAAATTTTTATGAGTAATTATTTAAATACAATCTCCCATTGGTACGGGAGATTTGGAAATAATATTCAACAAATTTGTAATGGAGTGTTGTTTTCTGAAATTCATGAAGATGGATTTTTTAGCCCAGAACATGAATTAATTGATCAAGTAGTATTAAACAATGAAAATAAAACTATAACCAGACCCAATAGATTTTTTCATTACAATACTCAAAATAAAGACTTTGATATTAATATTAAATATTTTTATCAAAATATTGGTAGAGTAGCAAAAGATTATATTGTTCCTAAATTTAAATTTAAAATTGGATCTTCATTTGATAAAGATACTTTAGTTATTCATATTCGTAGTGGAGATATTTTTGCACATGAACATAATCCCCCTCATGACTATGTTCCAAATCCTCTTTGCTATTATTTGAATTTGGTTGATGAGTATGCTAAAATAATTGTAGTAACTGAACCAGATAATTATAATCCAATAGTTGATGAACTTAAAAAAATAAACAAAGTAACTATTCAGTCTTCTTCTATTGATGAAGATTTTTCTACTTTGTTGAGAACAAAAAATCTTGCATCTTCTGGTACGGGAACATTTGCAGTTGCGGCAGCACTATGTTCAAATAATTTGAAAAATTTTTATTGTAGTGATTTGTATCTTGATGAGCATTTAAATCCAGAAATGTTATTTGATTCTGATATTACAGTCCAAATGATGAATTTGGAAAATTATATTCAACTAAAAACTTGGAAAAACAATGAACAACAAAGAAAATTTATTTTGGAGTATAAAAATCAATGAGAATATTTGATTCTTTTATTTTTTTTAATGAACTTGATTTATTAGAAATGAGATTAAACATCTTAAATGATGTTGTAGATTATTTTGTTTTGACGGAATCTCCTTGGACTGTAAGTGGAAACCCAAAACCCCTTTATTATCAAGAAAATAAAGATAGGTTTGAAAAATTCAATCATAAGATTATTCATAATGTAACTGAAGTCATTCCAAATGACTATTCGGAATATATGGAAAAAAGAAAATATCATACTCCCCTTAATGAATTGAATTTAGATGGAATTCCTTATGATACGTATGAATTGAGATTTAAAAGAGCTATTTTTAATCGTGATAGTAGTATCTATGGATTAGTTAATTTTTGTATAAATGATGATGATATTGTTCTTACTAGTGATGCGGATGAAATTATCAATCCTTTAATTCTTAAAAATTTAGAATGGTTTGATCCATTAACCCATTATGTTTGTCTTCAAAGAGCTTTTTATTATAAATTGAATTGTCTTTGTCAAGAAAATTGGATGGGAACAAGAATTTCAACATTTAAGGTTCTTTCCGAATCTTCAGTTGATATGTTGAGAAATCAACATAGAAGTTCTTATAAAATAGAACAAGGTGGATGGCACTGGAGTTGTTTTGGTGATGCTGATAATTTTAGATTAAAGATGCAATCATACGAACACACTGAATGTAATATTCCATCCGTTGTAGATAATGCAGAAGAGAAAATAGAAAAGGGAATTGATCCATTGAATCGTGGATTGTTGACAACTGTTCCAATTGATGATTCTTATCCAGAATATATTTTAAATAATCAAGAAAAATACATTAAAGTCATCAAACCATGGAATTAATTGAAGGTGTAGAACTTTCAAAATTATGTGATTATTCCTTTGGAGATCAGGGAGGTCAATGGGGAAATATCTATACATCTTTTATGAAAGATGCAAATTTATTAAATTTGGAGTTTATCGAAAAATTATTTGAAATAAAAAAAAGTCGTAATTATATGACTTTGTTTATTGACAATATTCGTTTATATAAAAGATATATTGTAGAAGTAAAAAAAGAAGATCGTTCAATTATAGAATCATTGATGGAAACAAGTGATCTTTTAAAATTATGCTCTCATTTTCCAGATATGAAATTTATTATTTTTACTAATTTGGAAGATACTCCAATTGATGAATATATTTTTGATGCGATTCCTGATAATGTTCTTTGTATTTCTGCTGTCAATGCTATAAGTCATGGAGGTAAAGTTATTCCTGCTCCATATGGACTTCAAAGAAAGATGCATCCAGGTGATGATAGGATTGATGATATTGAAAATTGCATGAAGCATATTCCAAAAAATCCTCCAGGTTTATTGTATGTAAGTCACGATGAAGGATCAAATATTGAACGCAGAGGCATTAAAGAATTATTTTATAATAAATCATGGGCAGAAGTTCATGATAAAAGAGTTCCATATTCTGTATTTCTTTATAATTTGAGTCAATCAAAATTTATGATTTGTCCTCGTGGAAATGCTATAGATTGTCATCGTAATTGGGAAGTTCTCTATATGAGAAGAGTTCCTATCATGAAAAGACATCCATATCTTGAAGTTTTGTTTAAAGATTATCCTGTTCTTTTTGTAAATGAATATTCTGAAATCACAAAAGAACTTTTAGAACAAAATGATTATCTATTTAAACAAACACAAGAAATGAATTTGACATCATTGACACTTTCATCTTTTTTTGATAAAATTGTAAATGGAAATTTAAAAAAAATATGTTAGTAAATGAAATGTATCTTGGATCTGGTTTAGGAAATCAGATTTGGGCATCAGTAGTAACAAGAATTATTGCAGAAAAGCTTGGGTATAATTATGGAATTAAAGGAAAAAATCTATGGAAAGGCGCTGGATGGATGCCTTATTTTTGGGGAGAAGATGTTGTAGGGGGATCTAGTCCAGATGGAGGTCCTCCAGATAGTCTTCCTGAAGGGATTGACCATTGGTATCGTGAAAGGCAAGAGGGTCACCACAAAGAAGGTAGACACCAACATGATATGAATCCTATTGATCACGGTCTTTTCTTTCTTCCAGATAATACAAAGATTGATGGTACATTTCAAAATCTTCTTTACATTGAAGATAGAAAAGATGATATTCGTGAATGGTGTAAAGTAGACGAAGATAAAATCATTTATGATTATTCTTCTGATGATATTTGTGTTATTCACTTTAGGGGTGGAGATTATTCCACTGGTCATTCATTTTTGCCACCTCAATATTATCAAATGGCAATTCAAAGAATGAAAGAACTTCGTAGTGATATGCGATTTGTAATTGTCACTGATGATGTAGATCTTGCTAGAAAACATATACCTGGAATTGAAGTAGTTGGTGCAGCAGTTTCCAATGAACCTGGTGGACCTAATTATAAAATTGGTTGGTATCAAATGAAGGGAGGTCCACTTTCAATTGATTATACTATTCTCCATACAGCAAAAAATGTTATTATGTCATCCTCAACTTTTTCATTTTGGCCAGTTTGGTTATCTACTAATCTTCAAAATATTATTGTTCCTATGTATTGGTTTGATTGGAATTATTCTGATGGTTGGTGGAGACCTGTTGATTCTATTGTAACTGAATGGACATATATGGACAGAAATGGAAACTTAAAAAATGGGGATGAATGTTGGCAAGAACATCGTCGTTATACTAATGTAATTAATCCAGATACTTCTGGAGTTATCATTCAATATTCTTAAAAAACATATGACTATTCACGGATGGAACGCTATTTCAGATAAGATGATGGAACTATATGCCCAATCTTGTATTGAGTGTGCAAGCGATGACGAAAGGTTTGAAAACTTTAAGCAGGATGGTGGTTATACAACTATCTTGGAGGGAGCTCCTAAATTATTTTTTGACTATTACCTTCAAGCAGTCAAATCACATGAAAACTATAAAACATTTTTAGATAACATAGATAAATTTAGAATCAATGATACTCTTGGTAATCCAGATATTTACGTTGATCCTGAAGTAGGAGAATTTTCTCCCACTACTCTTAAATTTGCTTTTAATGCTATTGATATCATTTCATTTATTGATAAATTTGGAGATAGATCAAAATTAAAAAATATTGTAGAAATTGGTGGTGGATATGGTGGATTGTGTTTAATTCTTTCTGGATTTTTTGAATTTGATCAATATACTTTGGTAGATCTACCAGAAACTTGTAAATTGATTGATAAATATATTTCTAATTTTCCACATCTTAACGGAAAGGTAAAAACACTTCCTTGTGATGAATTACATAAATTTGAAGATGAGGAAATAGATTTGACGATTGCTGTCAATTCTTTATCAGAATGTGATTTGAATACACAATTAATTTATTTTGATAAATTTGTTTCTAAATCTAATTTTGGTTATATTGTCCGAAATCCAGATAATTATGAAAGAATGGAAGAACATAAAAAAACAATTAGTACTCTTCCAGATAATTTTCTTGTAGATGATTCGAATAAAGTAGAAGAGTGGTATAGTAGTAATATTATTGTTTACATCAAAAAAGAGAAAAACTAATTATGTCACACAAAGAACAAAAAGATTATTTTGAATCAGTTAAAATTAAATTTCCAGAAACTTTTGTTAATAAAAAAGTTTTGGATATTGGATCATATGATTTGAATGGAACAAATTCATATTTGTTTGAAGATTCAGAAATTTTGGGATTAGATATTGAAGAAGGTCCAGGTGTTGATATTGTGTGTGAAGCACAAAAATATGACGCACCTGATCAATCATTTGATGTTATTGTTTCTAGTGAGTGTTGGGAGCACAATCCTTATTATGAAGAAAGTCTTCAAAATGCAGTAAGACTTTTAAAATCTGGTGGTTTTATATTATTTGCTTGTGCTACCACGGGAAGACCTGTTCATGGATTGTCATCACAGCAAAACGAAATGTTAGAAAAAGATCCAACTTGGACAGTTATGCCAAGTGCAAAACTTGAAGGTTGGCAAACTGAATATTATAAAAATATTACAGAAGAAGATGTTCGAAATGCAATTGATGTTGATGAAATTTTTTCTTCATATGAATTTTCTGTAGAAGAAAATCACTGTGATTTATATTTTTGGGGATTTAAAAAGTGATAAATTTACCTGATGTAACTTTATTTGCTTTTGATAATACTCCAAAGATAGAAGAAACTATAAGAGCACTCTATACAAGTATGAGTGGTATAGAATATGGTGCTGTTAAATTAGTTACTTCTAAAGAACAAATAGAACAATATCGTTCTAAATTAGAACCAGATGGAATAATTTTAGAAGAACCAGTAATAGAAGTTAATAATTATAATGACTACAATTATTATTGGATTTATAAAGTAGGGGAACATATTCAAACCTCACATTGTTTATTGATACAATCTGATGGATTTGTTATTTTCCCCGAAAAATGGGATAATTCTTGGTTGGAATATGATTATATTGGAGCACCTTGGGCATATGTTGAAGATTCTTATGTTGATCCATTTGGCAATCATCATAGAGTTGGTAACGGTGGATTTTGTCTAATGAGTAAAAAACTTTTAGATGTTCCAAACAAAGTAGAAGTTCCTTGGGAAGTTAATAATAGTGATTTTTATAAAATGCCACCTGGAGTGGTAAATTATCATGGAGATGGAAATGTGTGTGTCCATAATAGACATATATACATTGAAAATTCATGTAAATTTGCTCCTGTAGAAGTTGCAGTTAAATTTTCTCAAGAAACGAGAATACCAGAATGTGAAGGAATAATTCCTTTTGGTTTTCATTATAGATTGCCATCAGGAATTGAATTGTATGATAATTAATTTTATATAAAAAATGAAAAAACAAATCACAATTGATAAAACATATGTACTTAATTCTTCTTATGCGGATTATAAGTATTTGACTGAATATATGGTTGGAGGTCAAGAAGGTAATTATAGACATCCGGGAATTGCGGATGTTACACATCCAAGTGGAATGCCAGGATCTGACTATCCATTTTATGCATATTTTTCAAGTTTAGTTGATAATACTATTATTCTTGAATTGGGAACAAGTGTGGGTGGATCTGCTGTTATGTTGAGCCATAATCAAACAAATAAAATAATATCTTATGATATTACTAATTTTGGTACTGATGGAATAACGAGAGATAACGTTGAATTTAGAATTGGAAATTTTATGGAAGATTCTAGTCTTAATTATGATGAAATAGATTTGATGACACTAGACGTATCCCATGATGGTAATACCGAAAAAGGTATGATAAAATATTTGGAAAACACATGGAAAGGTGGTCTTTTATTTTTAGATGATATTCATAATAATGCAGATGGAAATATGAGTGAGTTTTGGAATGGAATTGATACAGATAGACATGAAGTATTTGATATTTCTGATATTGGACATGCATATCATGGTAGTGGTTTAATAAATTTTAATAAATTTTACGATCTTAATATTGTTGAATATGATAGGAAAAAATTATCAATTTCAACAATTCCTCCAATCCATTAATTTTCATAAAATATTTAAAAAATTATAGTTATGATTGGTTATAATCATCTTGGTCGTAATGGACGACTTGGAAATCAAATGTTTCAATATGCTGCATTGAGAGGTATTGCTGATAAACATGGATATGATTGGTGTATTCCTCCAAGTGAATTTAAAGATCAATGGAATGATCATCAATTATTTGATGCGTTCAAACTTCCTTATGTTGAACACGTAAAGATGCTTGGCGCAACTTATCTTGAAGAAAAAAGTTTTACATTTGATCAAGATTTATTTGAAACTTGTCCAGACAATATTAATCTTTATGGATTTTTTCAAACTGAAAAGTATTTTGAGCATATTAAAACTAAAATTAAAGAAGATTTTAGTTTTGTAGATACTATCTGGAATCCTTGTAGAGAAATGTTTCAGTTTGGTGAAGTAATTTCATTACATATTCGTAGATCTGATTACGTTGAAAAGCAGAGTTACCATCCATTATGTCCGTTGGAATATTATGAAGTTGCTTTGACTAAACTTCCTCAAGATATTCCTGTATTGATTTTTTCTGATGATCCAAATTGGTGTATGAATCAAGAGTTGTTTCAACCAGATAGATTTATGGTTTCTGAATCTGATAATAATCTTATAGATATGTGTTTGATGGCAATGTGTTCTCATCATATTATTGCCAATTCGTCATTTAGTTGGTGGGGTGCTTGGTTGGCAGATTCTAAAAAAGTTATTGCTCCCAAAGTTTGGTTTGGTCCATCGGCAAATCTTGATGATAGTGATCTTGTTCCTGAATCTTGGGGAAGAATCTAATGTCTGAATTTAGTATTGCCATACCTGCTCATGACCGTGGTATAAATGGTCCATTGTGGATGAGGGAACTTTTACAATCATTAAAGGTTCAAACTTTTCAAGATTTTGATATTGTTGTATCAGATCAAAGTAAAAATGATAATATTTTAAATGTTTGTCAAGAATATTCTGATGACTTTGAATTTACCTATGTGAAATATCAAGGATCAGTTCCTTGCGAAAACATTAATATTGCATTGGATAATTGTACTGGAAGAATCATTAAGATTATGTTTTCTGATGATATTTTTGTGGATGAAAATGCACTCAATACTATTAAAAAAATATATGATGAAACTAATTGTAAATGGGCATTTAGTGGATTCTGTGGAACAGAAGATGGTAAAAATTTATATGATTTGAAAGTTCCAAGATGGACTGATTATATGTTAGAAGGTAGAAATCTTTTGAGTAGTCCATCAGTGGTTTCGTTTCTAAATGAGGCAAAAGTTGAGTTTGATGAAAATCTTAAATTATTTCTTGATACCGAATTTTATCATAGAATGAGGTGGAAAAACGGAATGCCATATATCATTTCTGATGTATTGGTTGCCAATCGTGATCATGACAGTAGAATTAGTAGTCATTCTACCTCTCAATATGATGCAGCAATAGAACATCCGGAAGGTGGTTGGATGATTAATAGATCAGAATATAATTATATTCAAAATAAACATAAAGATTTTTGTAAAAATAGGAAATATCCAGATGAAAATTGATCTATCAGAAGCAACGTTTATCATTCCAATTCGTATTGAATCAAATGATAGACTTCGGAATGTGATTACTACAACTGCATTTCTTTTGGAAAATTTTGATACGAATATTATTATTAAAGAAGTAGATTCTGACTCTATATTCCAAAGAGATGCTCTTCCAATTTTAAAAGATATTCTGGAAGATGAAATTAATTTAAATCATATTTTTGAAAAATCAGATTCTCCATCATTTCATCGTCAAAGAGTTTTGAATGAAATGATTGTGGAAACAAAAACTAAAATTGTAGTTAATTATGATTGTGATGTTTTGCTCCCATTAGATTCTTATCATGAAGCATATAGTGCAATTCTTTTTAATACTCATGATATAATTTATCCATATGGACAAGGAATGTACCAAAAACAAGTAAATGCTACAGATGGGATTGTTTCTCAATTTTTACAAACAGGAGATTTTGACTGTCTTGATAGACATTCAAATCTCCATACATCAGATTTTGGGTGGGCACAATTTTTCAATCGTCAAGTTTATATTGATGGTGGAATGGAAAATGAAAATTTTATTGCATATGCTCCCGAAGATAAAGAAAGATTTTACAGATTTTCTACTTTGGATTATAATATTGGAAGAGTAGAAAATTTTGTTTATCACCTAGAACATAAACGAGGTCAAAATTCTTGGTTTAATAATCCACATATGAATATGAATAATTCAGAATGGGATAAAATTCAAGTAATGGATAAACAACAACTTATTGAATATTACTCAACACAGGATTATCTAAAAAAATACAGTAATGGATAAAAATAAATCTGCATATAAATTTAAAAATATTCCTCCAATTTATTATTTAAATCTTGATGGGCAACCAGAAAGAAAACAATATATGGAAGAACAATTTAAATATTGGGAAATTGAAAATTATACTAGAATTTCTGCATATGATGGCAGAACAGATGATTTGAGTGATATTATT